ACGCTGGGTCGGATGGCTGAAAGTAATACCTTAAACCACCGAACTTTTCTTTGATTTGCTGCAGGTCGTATTTTGGGTCAATCTCCGATAGCTCTTTATCGCAATCCAAAACAAGCTGATACCAACCTTCATCAACCTCAATGTACGGCAAATACGGCGGCTTAATTTTTGATTTCAGCAAAACTATTTTTGTGCCAATGTCATCCATGGTTACATCCTGTTAATTTTTGGTGGTCTTTTTGGGCCCATCTCAATAGCATTATTCAACCAGTTCCAGATAGTAAACCCGCAGTCCAAATCGTTTACTGCTTCGCCTCGGAATACCAGCTTCACCAACTTGATGTCGTAATCTTTGCCGTGTACCTCACTAACTACGACAAACCTAAACCCTTCTTCTGTGAGTCGTTTTTCAAGTATTTCAAAACCACCATTTTGCACATCAATAAAAACACTGTCCTGAACGCATTCCCATCGTTTTGTCCAGCTCATGCCAGTTCTTGCCATATCAAAGTAAGATACATGGCACTCATAATGCGTAATCATTGGTTGCTTCAGGTCTGGGAGATTACACCAATACTCCTCCACCGTTTGACCAGGAATATTCCATTTCGCATAAGCACCATCTCTTCTCATATTCGAAAACGCCCTATATAGGCGAGCATAATCGGAATCTTTTGGTGGCTTGGTTGGATGTTCGTTTCTCGTGCGTGTAGCTCGGACAAGCCCATCAGAACAAATTGTTCTTGTTCGCGGAACCCACATGCGATACATGGGGTCATACTCGTTATTTGGGCTTCTCTTGAGCTTTGCAGTTTTCAAACGCTCGGTTTCTTCAGACATGTTTCCCCTTGAAACAGCATACGTTGTAAACAACTTTCTTTTTTCCCTACTTTTCATAGTACCCCTGGTTGGAATTGAACCAACGTGAACCGCTACGGTTTCTACACCTTATAAGAGTGAGCCGATACAGGGGTGAGCATCATTGTGCCAACCCCTGTATTCGAATCATTAAGCGCATCGCTTCGCATCCTAGCAAAAGCTGTTTAAATGGTGATTACTTTCTTTCGCCTCTAACACGAATGAGCTCGCTGCGGTAAAGGTCGTTGAACTCGTCCTTGTACTGGTGCTCGAGAACGACGAGTGCGCAACGACGTGCTTCTTGACGCTCACGGTTAGCAGCTTTCTTCTCTTCTTCGCGCTTGGTTCGTTCCGCATCTGTCATTTCAGCTGGGCGACGACCGCGACGGATTTGACCACTTTTCTTCATCTGCTCGTATTTACTGGTCTTACTCATTACTGCTCCTTTGGTAGTAGTTAACTAGCAAATTCGACAATACTAGGTTGCCTGACCGAAAACAACTCCAGCAAAAAAATATTTTTATTGCATTTTAGAAAATGACCAATTAGCATGTGGCTATGGCAAAAGAGTACGACATCACAGGGGTCTCCTTTGACTTCACAAAGGATTTGGCCTTCGGCGAGCAAGGCGAAGCCGAAATCAGGTCATTCCTGGAAGCTTTGTCTGGCGGCGACTTTGAGGTCAAAACAGACCGCTACCGCAACGGCCGGATGGTTATTGAAACACAACAAAATCCTCGTGGAATTACGGATAAATCTGGCGAAAAAATTTGGGTTCCAAGTGGAATTAATGTGACCACAGCAAAATGGTGGATTTATATTTACACCCTAGATGGTTCGTTTCTGATTATCGCAACCGACAGACTCAAACGATTCCTGCGGCTTAACAGTGACAAGTACAACGAACAAACAAAACGCATGTTCGCAGCTGCAAGTGACAACCCAGCCAGGGGGTTCCTTATCATGCCAAACGAAGTGCTAGATTTACTCACCAACAAACTCTACGACAAAGGGGAAAACGGTGAATAATTCTGAGGCCTTCGAAAAACTTGCAGGATTCAGCCACGAAAAAATTGACGCAAACGAACTAAAACAACTCGTTGTCAACGCATTTATTTACCATGAAACAATGGCTGACGTTTCAATCAACACAATCAACAGAAATGACTCAGACGGAATCACCATGAGCAACAAATCTGCACTATGGCAATCGTTTGAAACAAACAACACCATCTCGTTCGCACTCAAAGACATCATCACAAAATCTGCTGGAATCCAACAAGATTAGGGAGCGGTGAGGGTGCGTCCACCCCCACCGTGGTTCTCCCAAGGCCCTAGCTGCCACACAAATTCAACCCCCAACCACAAGGGATGAATCGAATCGACGACACCAAGGAGTAAATGTCGCTCCGTCTACGCCCTAAAGCGCACGAGAGGTAAGACGGATTTCTAGGTAGTTTCAGTATAGCCGGCCTTGCGCCGCCAGCTCGGAACATAATTCGGCGGATACATAATCCGCGCATAACCATGCAAAAGACCGCCCTCAGCAATCAACCTCGCCTGCTCCTTAGACCAGGCATCCCACTTGACCCAATCCATACTTCCGTCAGGAAGTCGCATCGCGCCATGAGAAACAAAAACCTCACCAATCGGAGACGAAGAACCAATAGCCACCAAAACCTCACAAACCAAAAATGCGGCGCAATTAAAAAAACACTACCTGCCTACAATCTTATCTCCACGATGTCTAACGTAAGCATCCATAGCCTCAAAAATCAAATTAGACGAACCACCATTAACATCATCAACAATTGCAGAATACAAAAAATCAGAAACCTGACGCTCACGAACCAACTCCGCATTAAGCCGAAGAACCTCTGAAGAAACCCCACGGTCACGAAACAAACCGAACACAAAACCCTCCAAAAAAATCAGATAAATTTATCCAACAACAGCTCAGCCATCATAATAATGCCAGAACCACACCACCAACACCACAAAAAAGAACACCACAAAAAACCAGTTCAGATAAATCTATCCGAAATAGGTCAGTCAGAAAAAAGTCCACGCTCCCCCCCACACACCCGCGCCGTTCACTAAAAAGTCCCGTTAGACCAATTCCGAGGAGACCCCACACGCTCTCTTTGTCTGCTTCCAGAGGCCAGTGTCCTGACCTTGTCTTGATTGAGTCGTGTATAACTCTGTGTATAACCCTGTGTATTACTCACAACACATGTCAAGTGTCATGTAGTATTCGTTTGCCCTGTCATCTTAACCATTTCAAGGTTTTATGCTCACTCATACAGATAGCCTGTTTCATGCTTCATTACCTGATGTTGAAGCTCGTATTGTTTCTGAAGGTATCTTGCTGAATCATCAAGGTCTTGTCAACTTGTCAGGCTTTGCTTCTCATGCAGCAGGTTATGTGAACATGTTTGGTTGTTCGCGTCTTGAGGGGGTTCGTGTGACGCAGTCTGAGCCGCATTTCATTCAGAGTTTCTTTGACCGTATAAGCGTGTTTCATATTGACCAGAATCAGATTGATGTTGAGTCGCTAGTGATGAATGACTATGACAAGCAACAGTCTCGAGCAGGCGTGTTCCCTTGGTTCTGTAGTTCATTTACGTACCCTCGTCATATACCAGCGTCAGCCATTACTGATGTTAGCTACTTTGATAAGAATGATATCCGGATTCCGTTGGAGTTTTACTCACCACGTGGCCACGGGTGATACGGGTGACTACTATCTAGGTATGCCATACAAGAACCCTGAAGCACAGAGAGAGTGGCAACGTTCTCATCGTGAAGACACTCCTGCCAAGAGAGCTCATCGTAGAGAGTATGAACGTGAACGCAAGAACCGTAAACGTGTTGAGGCTATCCTTCAGTTACCTGAACCAGAACGTTCTCAAAGGCTTGAACGTAACGCGAATCGTAGAGCAAAGAATTTGCGTTGGAGCTCCACGGGTAACTAGAACTGTTGTATATAGAAGCCTAGCTCTAATACACCACTACTTATTTCGTCATAGAATGTTTCGCAGTCTTCAGGTGGTTCCTCTGCATCAACAGATGTAAGCACTCTGTCAAACATGTTTGCATACATGCCGTCTTGGTCTCTTACTAGTGTTCTACCTGGATAGTAGATGTCGTCATCCCAAACTACTTTTCTTGGAACTGTGTAAGAGTAGGGCCTTGCAACAATGGTTACTCTGCTGTTTTCAACATGTGTAACAGTCAAACACTCTTTAACAGCTCCACCATCAATGAATGCTTGCTTTAGGCTTGACCATTGTGTCTCGTCTGGTTTGAGGCTTATGTACCCTTCAGATGCCATTGAGAAGGCTGTTATACCCCAGCCTCGCCTCACTATGCAGGCCACCTTCGTTATAGCGTCAAAGCGTTCGTCTATGCTCGCATACTGCACAGAGGGTCGTGCTTGAAGCATTAGTGCCAGTCTGTCTTGCTCCCAGCAGAACATGTTGATTGACAGGTCTTCGCCTATGCCTTCGTCTTTGACTGACTGTTCTTTGGCTTCAACAGTAGACATCAAGGCCAGCCCTACCTTGTCAATACGTTCTTTGAAGTCGGATATCTCCACAAGCAACACTATCTCAATTAGCTACTTCCGCCAGAATCAACACAGGTGGACTAGTGTGTCAAGCATGGCAACAAAAAAGAAACCAGTTAAGAAAGCTCCAGCAAAGAAGGCAGCCCCAAAGAAGGCAGCTGCTAAGAAAGCTGCACCAAAGACAGAGAAAGTCAAAGTATCAATCGATACAGAAGTCTCTGCAGTTGGAACTACATCAGCACCACAGGACAACGCTCCAGGTGTTGTTGTGTACGCAAATGACGTGAAGAGCAAGTCATTGCGCAAGCGAATTCTCGCTTGGTTTAAAAACTAGAGAAGTCACCGCCAAAGTATTCTTCGTCTCGCTTGCCAAGCAAGTAGACGGCTTCAATACCTAGTGGAGTAATCTCCCAAGTGTCAGCGTCAACACGACGCAGCATACCCCTACCCTCAAGCGTCTTCATGACCTCTCTTGCGTCATAGGGCCTTCTGCATCTTGTGCTGAACATCCTCACAATGCTCACGGGTGCAATGGGTTTCTTTTTCATCTTGGCGTAACACAGGATTGAGCGAGTCAGCGTACTGCCACGCTTGATAAAGGAAACCGACTGAAACTCTTTCATTCCAGATATATCTTTAATCCTGAAGTTTGACATGTCAACAATCTAGCGAGCTTTGCAAAAAATGACAACTTTGATACAATTCCTTTATGTCAGATATATTTCGCTCAGATAACTACCTATTTGGCGAATATCGCTTAATCAAAGCCGATAGACAACCATGCGTGGTCTGTGGACACACCACGGGTGATTGTAAGCCAGAACATGTTGAAGAACCGTTCATAGCTTTCGCTGACACGAATATTGAAAATGTTGACACCACTCAACTTGTGTTAGTCAAAGAAGACGTGTATGTTGACAAGCAAATATCACCATATGCAACTGCAAGAGTTCTTGCAGCCAAGAAGGGGCAATACATATCAATCCAGAAAGCAAGCGAACTAGGAATCAACTAGACGCATCGTTTTTTTGACATCGATACAATTGTCATTCCCATAATCCCTACAAACAAGAAAGAACGAACATGGCACTGCTTACCCCGGAATTCATCGCAACATACGCAAACAAACAAACACCTTGGGGTTTTGGTGGACTTGGCGAAGTTGTTTACCTACGCACCTACAGCCGTCCAATTGAAGAACTCGGTCGCAACGAGACTTGGACCGAGACCATCACACGGGCAATCAATGGCGCAGCAGAAATCGGCACATGCCTGACACAAGAAGAGGCAGAGAAGCTGTTTGACCACATGTTCAACCTTCGCTGCTCGCTTTCAGGTCGTGCCCTTTGGCAGCTTGGAACACCACTTGTCAAGAAGTTCAACGCAACATCATTGAACAACTGTTACTTCACCAACATCGAAAAGATTGAAGACTTTGAACTGTTGTTTGAATACTTGATGCTTGGTGGCGGTGTTGGTTTCTCTGTAGAGCGTTCCAAGATTCACGAACTTCCAAAAGTTAAAGCAGGAGTAACAATCACGCACGAACGTTCCAACGATGCAGACATCATTGTTCCTGACTCGCGTCAAGGTTGGAAGCGTTTGCTTCATGCAGTGTTGAAGTCGTACTTTGACACGGGTAAGTCTTTCTCATACTCCACGATTCTTATTCGCGAATTCGGTGCACCACTCAAGACATTCGGTGGCACCGCATCAGGTCCAGGTGCACTCATTGAAGGCATCGCAGATATTTCAAAGGTGATGCAGAATCGTGAAGGCAAGAAGCTTCGCTCAATTGATGTGCTTGACATCTGCAACATCATTGGTCGCATCGTTGTCTCTGGTTCTTCGCGTCGTTCAGCACAGATTGCCATTGGCGACCCAGACGATGTTCTTTTCATTCGAGCAAAGAACTGGTCCACGGGTAGTGTCCCAGCATGGCGTGCCAACTCCAACAACTCCATCTATGCAGATGCATACGAAGAAATCATGACAGAACTCTGGAAGGGCTACGACGGCTCAGGCGAACCATACGGTCTTGTCAACCGCAAGCTTGCACGCACATACGGTCGTCTCGGTGACAGACGCCCTGACAACACCATTGAGGGCTTCAACCCTTGTGCAGAAATTGCGCTTGCAGACGGAGAGTCATGCAACCTTTCAACAATCTTCCTTCCTAACGTTGAGTCACTTGAACAACTCAAGGAAATCTCAATCCTTTTGTACAAGATTCAAAAACAAATCACCAGACTTGACTACCCTTATGAAAAGACCACGAACATTGTTCGCAAGAACGCTCGCCTCGGTCAAAGCATCACGGGTATCTTGCAGGTGCCAGCAGAAAAGATTGAATGGCTTGATGCAGCTTATGTTTCCTTGCGCGAATTTGACGAAGAATGGTCAAAGCAAAATGGCTGGCCAGTATCGGTTCGTTTGACGACGGTTCAGCCTTCAGGCACGCTGGCATTGCTTCCAGGAAATACACCAGGCATCCATCCTGGCTTCGCTCAGTACTACATCCGACGGGTGCGATTTGGCGCAGCAGACCCACTTGTTGACGCTTGTCGCAAACGTGGCTACAAGGTTGTTTGGGACATCGGAATTGATGGCCGTGAAGACCACACGAAGTACGTAGTTGAGTTCCCATGCGAATCACCAGAAGGTGCTGTTCTTGCAGCCAGCATGACTGCAGTTGACCAGCTTGAATGGGTTAAGAAGATGCAGACTGTATGGGCAGACAATGCTGTTTCGGTTACCGTCTACTACCGCAAGGAAGAGCTTGACTCAATTCGTGAATGGTTGTCCAAGAACTATGACAAGGGCGTTAAGTCAGTGTCGTTCCTTCTCCACAGTGACCACAACTTCCCACTCCCTCCATACGAGGAAATCACTAAAGAGGAATACAAGAAGACTCTCGGCAAGATTGACTTCTCGGTGCCTATGCATTCAGCTCCTTCAGACATGCTTGATTTGGACAACTGCTCTACGGGCGCTTGTCCTGTACGATAGAACCATGATTGCTGAAATTACAGACAAGAATCTTGAGGCGTTTCTCTACGACTCCGACAAGACCGTAATCGTTGACTTCTGGGCGCCATGGTGTGGACCATGCAAGACCATGGCCCCAGAGTTTGAAACCTTTGATATGGCTCATTCTCAACACTTTGCAATTGGCAAAGTAAACGTTGATGAATACCCAGAAATTGCAGGTGTGTTCAATGTATTCAGCATCCCAACGATTCTCGTATTTGATGGTGGAGAAGTAGTAAAGACACTTGTTGGTGCGCGTAATGCGGAAAAGCTTGCGGGTGAACTCACCGAGTACATGAAGTAGTGCACGGTATTTATATGCCTGCACAAACAGTAGGAATATTCTCACCCGGAAAGATGGGTAGAACTATTGGCCGCTCTCTTGGCAAGAGTGGACATCGTGTGATTTATTCAAGCGAAGGTCGTTCTGATGGGACTCGCAAGCATGCAGAGAACCTTGGGTTTCAGGATGCCGAAACAAATGAAAGACTGTTCAACAAGTCTGATGTAATCTTCTGCATTGGGACGAATGGTATTTATGACGTTGGTGCTGAACTAGCAATCTCGCACGGGTTCAAAGGTATCTACGTTGATGCAAACTCGATTACCAATGAAGCAGAAGAGCAAGCTTTGGCCTCAAAGCTGTTTGGTGCTGGAATCAATTACGTTGATTGCGCTCTCAGAGGGCAGCCATTAGGTGAAGCCAACTGGGGAAGAACAATGTTCCTATATGGAAATGATGCAGAAAGAATCGCTCCAATGTTCACTGATGGAATGTGGTCAGTAAATGTTTGCAAGCGTTCTGCTAAAGCAATCGTTCGTCTTATAGACACGCCAAGCACACAACTGTAATGTACTTGCTTGGATTTGTGCTTGGACTTGTGCACGGAGCGCTTGTCTCATATGCAGTGCGTGTTTGTATGCGAATCAGAAATCCGCGTGAGCCTCAATAAACTGCATTAAACGCTCAGAAGTTGTAGTCCCTTCGTAAACCGCAGAACTACGCAGGAACCTGATGAAGTCGTACCAAAGCTTTTGTTGGTCTGGTGAATCAAACACCAGCGTGTATTGAACTATTGCTTGAGAACCAGCAGAATTAATTGCTGTGCTTCCACGGGTGGCAACTTCCTTAGCATCAACCGTTGAATTAGCTTTGATGACATTCTCGCCATCCTCGTTTTGCCCGACATGAATGTTCTCGTTCAATGGCGGATTGACCATTACTGGAGCAAGATATCCAGACTCTTCTTCTGTCTCAACGTTTCGCTCTGTCCACTCTTCTATGGCTGCCATCTCAAACTCATCCCAACGCAAGTCGGTGAGCAACTCGCCGTACGCGTCGCTTATCTGGCCAAGCATGTCAGCGATATCGGACTGCTCTGAGTATCCGAGCTCCATCGTTCTGTTGTCAGCCAAAGCAAAAGCAATCGCCCTGTCATCATCTGCATCAAGAACAACTGCGGCAATCTCTTTCCAACCCAGCTTCTTTGCTGCTTCAAGTTGATGGTTTCCGGCGATAACCGTAAAAGTTCCATCCTCATTGTCTTTAACAACAATCGGTTTGACTTGGCCAAACTCCCTATACGAGGCGGCTATTGCTCCAATGTCTCCACGACGTGGATTGCCTTCAAGAGGTAACAGCACATCAACTGGCTTAGCAAGCTTTTTGATTGATGGGTGTATTTCCACTGTTAGTCCTTTAAGCGAAGAAGGGCACTAATTGAGCCGTCCTCATTCTCGCGCTGAATCTCGATACCCAAAAGCTCAACTACGTATTCGGAGATGTTTGACATTTGCTGAACAAGCTCGCCTACCTCGGAGTCCGTCATGTCGTCCCTGTAGGTAATGTCAAGCAGGCTTTCCTTGATGTTGTTCAAGACTTTTAGGTGGATTTCCGCGAAATTACTGCTATCTGAAGGCATTGCAATATCGTAGCAGCCCTGTTATGCTCTAATCACCAGGCCCACGGGCATGCGTTAACGAAAAGGAAAATACATGACAGCACAGGTAACCCTTATTGGGAATCTCACAAAGGACCCAGAACTCATGGTGTTCGACAGCGGAAAGACCAAGGTCTCTTTCTCTGTGGCGGTAAACCGTCGTTGGACAGATGAGTCGGGTGAGAAGAAAGAAGTCACCAGCTACTTCGATGCAATTGCGTGGTCGTACTCCGCAGATGACATTGCTCGCGTCCTCTCAAAGGGCAACAGCGTCATTGTGAACGGTCGCCTTGAGCAGCAGACATGGGATGACAAGACAACTGGCGAAAAGCGCTCAAAGGTGCTTGTTGTTGCCGACAACGTTGCTCTTGCTCTCCGAAACATTGAAAGCTACGAGCGTCGTCAAATCAAAGAAGGTCAGACTTCAATCCCAGCGCAGAAGACTGCAACGGCAAGCCGACCAGCAAACCGTCCGCAGATGAAGCGCCAAGACAGCCAAGAAGAACCTTTCTAGTTCTCTAACAAGAGATACCAAATCCCCTCTGGGTGTTCTGATGAGCTCACCTAGAGGGGATTTTTGGCGTTTATAGGCAAGAAATCTCATGTTTTTTTAAAACCCAATAAACACAAGGGTCATACGAGGTTGTTTTGCCCTGATTGATTGACAAAAGTTGGGATTACCCGACACCAAGGGGTATAATTTTGTATGGAGATTAGTTACTAACTCACATAGGGCATTGCAGTTTACGCCCGCGCTTTATTCCCCAAACAAAGGAAAAGGAAATTGCACACAATTCACGGATATGGAATCTCTTTACTCTTTTTTATAACTGGGATGGTAATCCCAACAGAAAAGGTTGAGGCTCCACACGAGTCCGGTCAGACCGTGGAAATTACAGAAATCTCAGTAGAGGCAGACGACGTCGTCCTTAGTCAAGGCCAAGCAATTCGGGAATCCGAAGCTTCCTTTAGGGCACAAAAAGACCTTCCTCAAATGCCCCCAGTCCGCAACGACCACGATGGTCGCCGTAAGGCTGTTCCAGAAGACCCTCAGAAGCGTTGTCCGCGCCTAGAACCAGTGTTCGAGGCTTATGGGCTATATCCAATCCAAACGTGGTCCTACATCGCTTGGAGAGAGTCTGGATGCCGTCCTAAGGCCCAGAACGCTACATGGGACGCCAATGGCAATATGACCTACGCCCTAAACAAGAACGGCTCATACGATACTGGCTTGCTCCAAATCAACTCCTCGTGGAGGTCAGTAACGGCCAAGGTTTGCGGAGAGGACGCTGTAGAGAACAAGATGCAGGGTCTCAAAACCCTCCACTGCAACCTGATGGTCGCTCGTTACATCATGGAACATAGCTCAGGCGGGTTGTCTAACTGGAGGATGTAAACTCCGTAGTCACAACAAAGCCGTCTCTTTCATTGTCTGGCGGAAGCTCAGAAACTACCATCAGTCGCTTTACCCACCTGTCGTAGCCGTCATAACGAGGGCTAAATGGCAATCTGCCATGAACGGTTCGGCGGTTATCTATAACCATGACGTCTCCAGCCTCAAGCGCAACCTTCTGGGTGCATTTGGCTATAGCGATGATTAGCTCATCAAGAGCATCGTTGGCTTCCTGTGTCTTGCCTCTCATGAAGAACTCGTCAAAGCAAATCTGGAATCCATCTTCATCTTCCGAGAGTATTGCTTTGGTTAGCTCTACATCTGGCTCTCCATGCATTCTGAAACTGTCGTCAACTTTTGTTATGAACTGCGGTTTCTTAAGCTCTTCAACTGCGGCTGGCGAAAGACATTCAACTATGTCGAATACATCCGCATATGTTGTGTAAGCGGTTTCATCTCCACGTAAACACATGAGTAAAACGAAATCTGGTTTATACGGGTGAAAAGCAGTCTCGGTGTGAAGCTGAAGAACAACCTTGGATGAAGTTGAAATCTGTTGTGACTCTGTCTTAAAAACTGGAACTATGTTCTGAATCAGCAAGCCATCCTGCTCTTGCTTGTATGAGATTGGATAACCGATTGAGGAGGATATTAAAAGCAACATGTGGTCGGCGACTTCTGTCTCTTCAGCACCGTATGGAGTTGCGGGTGTTTTTGGAATATCGCCTATAGGGATGTTCTTATGTATGAGTGGAGTATCTAGTGAATCTAATTGCATGGCCATTTACCACAAGTACTCCACAAAAGCGTGCACTTCTGTCTTTACTTCATCTCTGTGAAATGGGTCAAGAACAGAACCCCTCAATTTTTCTGCTATATCCGGACGAGATTCGTTCAGTAGGTTGAAATAAACCTGTCCATACCTTATTGATTTATCTTCTTGCGAGAGCTTGTTGTACTTGATGCTGGCGTCTGCAAGGAAATCGTTAAACGAGATGTATTCAATAATCATGACGGCAGTCTACTGGTCTAAGCGCTCTCCGCACTTCTTACACTTTGTCATCCATGGATAGCTAACAATGAACTGCTCTGGGTGCGTACATTCAAGCAATCTGGCCGATTCTGCATCAGCCAATGCCCTAATGAACTCAGCCAAAGAAACACCTTGAATTTCAGCTGCCTGCTTCCATCTGTCATGGTTGCGTTCAGACGTGCGAACAATGACCTGTTTCTGTGCTGGTTCACCAGGTTTTGAGCCAGTATTCGAGCGCCTGCCCATTGAGATGTTCTCGGCGACTTTATCCATTGCGGCTTCAATGTTGTCAGACGTCATGTCGTTCTGCTCATTCATGTGCGACAAAGATGCTTTCACCTTCAGTATTGCGTTGTTCCAGCTCTCGTTCAAGTTCATTCACCCGTTTCCTTAATTTCACAATTTCTATAACCGCCATTGAATGCAACCTTAGCTCAGAGTCACTTGCTGGGACTCTGCTTTCAAGCCAGTCAATGATGTCTATCTCAGTCATCAAACTCTTCGTCATCTTCAATTATTTCTGCATCCACAATTGGTGCTAATTCACCAACCTCACCGAGGAGCTTATCAACATATTCTTTGGAGATTACCCCAGAAGAACCCATGATTGCCAATAGCTTCTTGGCCTCTGCCTCTGGACTGAACTGTTCGGCTGCCGTAGTAGGTATTGCACCTGCAAGTGTCGCTCTAATCGGAGCACTTGAACCAACGTCCATCTGGATGTTTACGTTGTTCTGCTCCATGCCAAGAAGCTTTGAACGCCTATCCATGATAGACAACACCTGCTGTATCGCCTTTAGGTCTGGCTCAGCAATGATTTCTGTTCCATCATCCAGGGTCTGTTTACGTGGTTGGGTCAAAGGCCAAATTGCAGTCTGCAAAGCATCAAGTCTTTCAAGCTCCATACGCAAAACTTCTGGGTATGCCATGATTGCTTCTTTGTTGAGCTTCTCGAGCTGTCTGCGGACAGCCGTGCCAACAGTTGCCGAGGTAATGCTGAAACGTCTGGCAATCTCTCCATAAGATACGCCAGCTTGACGCATCTTGAAAATACGTAAATCTCGCTCTGCTAGGAATTCTCTAGTCAGCGGTTTTTGTGAACCTGCCATACTTCTAGATTAGTTCATTTTCATGAATTCTAATGTCTCAAATGGGAACCTTACGGCCCTCTTCATCCTGATTGGCCATGCTCTGTTATCGCGAGCACCACGGAAGTGATTGACTTGATAAACGTACCCATCAAGAGCCATTGGGTCTGGAGTGAGAGAAATACCAAACTCTGGCCAACGCGACCATACAGATGAACCAAAAGGCCTGAGTTCGCGACTTGACGAGGTTGAACCGAGTGGAGCGTGGTGCTCAAGCCATAAGGCACAACCGTACACATCGCGAATTCTGTCCAAGAACTTTGCAACCTCTACAGCAAGAGCTTCGCTTGTTTTGTTTCCATTATCTACATAGGCTTTATAAAGCGGACCGAGAACAATCAATTGCGGCTTAATTTCTTGGCATAAACGCTCAACAAGCGCTCTGTCCTTGGAGCTAGTCAGGTCTAAACCTGCTGGCTGGATGTAAAGATGCGCGTCTAACTGTTTTGTCTTACCCATCTTCAGTGCTTCGCGCATGATGTTATTAGATGTTCTCTGAATAATGCGCTCTGGGTTCTCAAGGTCAATCATCAGGGTTGTGATTGGTTCCATTGGCTGAAATGTGAATGGGTGGATTCCAGCAGCAGAGCAAATGGCCACCTGCCTAGCGAGCATTGTCTTACCAACGCCTTCGGCTGCCACAACAATCACGCGCTCCTGCTTCTCTAGCAAGCCCGGAATAATCCACTCGTATCCTCTGTCCTTGTAGTCATCTAAGAACTTCTGCCAGTTGTACAAACGACCAGTGTCATCGTCAGAATTCTGTGACATCGAGCTAAGCATCACGCTTACGCGATTAAGCATTTGCTCAAGGCTCAAATCGCCATTAGAAACAACAGAAGTTACAACATCAAGAATTCTTTCTCCGACAGACTCTTCCTCTTCTGACTCAAGCTCTGCGGATTGTTGCGGAATTTCGTAATCAAGTTCGCTGAGTTCATCTGGCTGATATCCAGCATTGATGTGGTCTGTGATGTCCTTGCCATGAGGAGAAACCCAGACGTTGACATTGCCACCAAGCGCACGCACTTGAGCGGCGACACTCATTGCATGCGTTTTACCAGCATCGTCATTGTCTGCAACAATCTCAAGAACAGCTGCCCCCGACAGAACTTGCGAATATTCTGACTCCCAGTGGCCAGCACCGCTAGACATTGTTGTTGCGCACACGCCGTACTTAGCTACGAGAGTATCAACGTCTTTTTCACCCTCAACAAGCCATACGGGTTCACCCTCTTCAATAGCCTTTAACACTTCCGGCAGTCGGTAAAGAATCTTTTGCACGCCTTTAGCGTCGTATATGTATTCACCGGGCATGTCTGGGTCTGGACGGCGATGACCAAAGGACTTCTTCCCATTTTCATCTACGTATCGCAACTTCTCATACATGAGTGTTCCGTTTTCGTCACGGAACTTATAGGTAGCAACAAGTTTTCGCGTGGACTTTTTCTGTACTTGTGGCAAAACGCTCTCCTTGTACTTCTTCGGCGTGTCGCTCCATCCACCCTCGTGAGCTTTATTGAAAAGCTTCCCAACTTTCATTCCAAGCGCATCACAGATTTGATTCGTGTCACAGCCGTTTCCTCTGTGGCACGTAACAAGCACATCGCCAGTGTCTTTGGCTTGAGAAATACTAAGAGAAGGATTTTGGTCATCGTTTCTACACGGACAACGAGCAGACCATTGATTGTCACCAGCAGGCTTCACGCCATCAAGGCGACCGAGAAAATCATCTACAGCACGAGAAATCATTGCGCCTGCCGTACTTTCAATTCATTAGCGATTGCGCGTTGTTTCTGTTTCTCTTCTTCAATCCGGATAAAGGTAGCGTTTCTCTCTCTCACTACACGAATCCTCTGTCTCTGCTTCCAAGACATACCGCCCCAAATACCAATCACCCTTGGATTCTGGATAGCGAACTCTCCGCACGCCTCAATATCAACACATGTTTTACAAACTTCAACAGCCCGAGCTGCGTTAAAACTCTGCTGTGATGTTGGTGGGTGTTCTGGGAACCACCATTCAACTGGCATCCCTTTGCATGAGCTCTTGAGCTTCGGAACAATTGGAATATCAACTTCACTGTAATCTGACATGTGCCCCCCGAAGGCTCGTTTGCGTTCTCTACAAACTACACTTCACATATCGGGATGTCAACCACCAACTAGATATTTTGAAAAAGATTCCAGACTGTTTTCTTGATATATCTACGGGTACGAGCCCCCAAACTAAGGCTCTCGTAACTATCATCCATGAACTCATCAACAGCTAGTTCGCTTTCATAGATGACCCTGTATGACATTCGGTCATACACGTCAGACATTAAAAATCTAATCCATGCGTCTTCATCAAAAGTGTTTGTGCGCTCAAGAACTGCGTCCTCAATGCTTCCGCGAGTGGCAATGATTTCAAGCTTCCAGCCCATTTTGCGTTCAATTTCGCTAAGTATCTCATTAATTGCTTCGCGACCATTGAAGTGAAATGCTTCGTTTACAAAACCGTGAATTATCTTGTCTTGGAATATTTCTTTTTTTAACTCATCAAGACTTAGTGAATCACCTTCAAAATCTTCGTCGTCAATGAATATCGGCTCGTCATCATCCCAGTCTGGTGAATTCATCGAATCGGACATGAATTCATAATACCACCGCTTTATGAGCAACAATCTTTTTTTGTGTACCAAATGAATTCTCGTCCATTGCCGCTATCGCTCCAGCAGTTGGGTCATCAGACCTGTAGTGGTCAATGTATTCAACAATCGCATTGTAAAGAGACCATCCGTTAAACCCATATTTGCCAGCGTTTTTATCGTTTAGGTAAAGACTACGAATCATGGTGTGAACTTCATCACGATTTTTCTTTTGTCTAGCTGTTTCCCCTGATTCTGCTGGGAAAACCTTCTCAAGGACTTTGTCAATCTTCAAACTCCCATTGGGGATATTGATTGAGAGCATTCGTTCAGCTTCGCGAGAGAATGCCTGACCCCAGGCTGTTGAAATCTCTAGTACGCGCTGTGCATCTTCCATAACAGTGTCAACATTACGTGTATGCCTTGCAGTGAAAACGCGTTGAGCGCTTGACAAGCCCATCACGACAGTGTTGTTGCATACTGCGCGCACGTCAGTATTTGCATATCTGATTGGCCAGATGCCATCATGACCACAACTGACAACTAGGTATCGAGCAATCTTGTCATTAACGCCACTTGGGTCAAGGATTAGTGTGTCAAGCTCAATCGTTGCGAAGAACCGACGTCCATCTTTCAATATCCCAACCGTATCCATAACAGCGTCACCACTTGAAGCTCCAACTACAGCAAGAGCTCTTTCAAGCACTTCACGATTCTGACGAACTTCGTAACGTGTGCCTACAGTAGCTAGCGCGTTGAAACTGCCATCAGGATTATGGCGCAGTGTTGCTCGGCTGTCTTCAATGATGACAATTGAGCCGTCAGAGTTCTTGAGCAAATTGCCTTCCGCGTCAACTGCAGCTACTTTAGAAATAACTACATCAAAGTCTGCATTCGCGGCTTCGAGCATCGCCTCCATCGTCTGAAGACCCTTCATTGGGGTGCCTAAACGATGCCAGGGAATCTTTCTATCCCCGCCAGTGGCATAAGCCATGTTTGCTTTGCCATTAACTATTTCTAACTCATGCGCCATAGGTTCACTCTATCAGGTGGAAGTATCTGTATAGAATGTGACCAATGCGCAAGAACATCTTTACTCTGACCGGACTTGAAGATGCCTCCGCAGTTCTGGGGGTGGCTTGTTTTCCCGATATTCAGGCCACCCCCAATTTTAATAAGTAGTTTTGTTTTTAATCATTTCATTAATAAACTCTGTTGCTATTGCCACAAACTGTTCGTGTTTAATCTTTTTATTTGTTGATGTCACCTGAATTGATTGCAATCGGGAAACAACAATCTCTTCTTCTGAAACAGTTCCGCGATAAATACTGACAGTCTTATCGCCATCCCACCTAGCCTGCCACACGAGACTTCCGTCTCCTATTGGGTCAATCTCTAAAACATAGTAGGTGCTGATAGGCATAGTTTCTCCTTGGTTGACATTAGGCCTCTACTCACTATACTGAGCATCCTATGACACGTCAACGCCTCTTTCTAGATGAGCCAGGAATGGATATGGGTGAGCCAGATACAGATGAGTGGCATAATCCCTGGGGCCAACCTTTGTGGGATGGTAAATCAAGTCCCTACACCGGCGCTGAACTTGACGTAATAAGAGGGTTAGGCAAAGCAAGTGACTAGACAACGCCTCTTTCTAGATATGAACTGCGTTGATGCAGCTCGTGAGCGAATGCGCCATGTCTACGACACGTTCGACACTGTGTGCGTACAGTTCTCTGGAGGCAAAGACTCAACGGCTGTACTTTATCTCGCAAAAGAGATTCATGAAGAGCGTGGTCTTGGACCAGTGAAAGTAATCTTCCGAGATGAAGAAATGGTGAGCCCAACAGTTATTGCTTTCGTTGAGAAAGTTCGCAACTATGACTGGGTTGACATGGAATGGTATTGCCTTCCAGCCGGCCAAGAGATTTGGGTTCTTGGTAGGCGTGAGTATTGTTTGCTCTGGTCCCCTTATCGCGCAAAAGAAGGCCGTTTGGTTAGAGAGATGCCACCATGG